ATACGACGCGACACCACAGCTAGCCAACGCGGCTTGTGACTACGTAATTAATCTACAACTCAAAGACCTAGACCCACACGGTCGCGTGATGGTTATGCCTAGACGTAACGGCAAGATCATCGGACTTATCGACGAGAAGTATCGCGGTATGACTACCAAGGAGGTGTACGACGCATTGCTTGAGGAGCATGGCGAGGACGGTGGGGGCGGTGAGAACTTCGATGAGCATGACTGGGACGGTGCGGGTGAGCTTAGTGAGGAGGAGCAGAAGGAGCTAAGCAAAGAGGTAGAGCAAGCACTGCGGCAGGGAGACATGACACAGCGCAAGGTCAAGGGCAACGGGGCGGGTGGGCTAGGGCGTGAGCTTGGCGAGATGCTTGCACCACAAGTTAACTGGCGTGAGCAGCTACGCGAGTATGTGAAATCAATATGTTCGGGGAAGGACGCATCATCATGGAGACGAGTCAATCGACGGTTCATCGGCAACGACATCTATATGCCTACGCTAGTCAGCGAGCGGGTTGGACACCTAGTAGTCGCAGTAGATACATCTGGGTCCATCGCGGGCAAGGAGTTAAACGAGTTCCTTACTGAAGTTAAAGGCATAGCAGAGGAGGTGACGCCTGAGAAGGTTGACCTGCTCTACTGGGACAGCGAGGTGGCAGGGCATGAGACATACGACAGCGGCAACGTGGCAGACATCATTAGTTCGACTAAGCCGAAAGGTGGTGGGGGTACCAGCCCAAGCTGTATCACTGCTTATCTCAAGAAGCACAGCCTTAAGCCTGAGTGTGTGGTGGTACTTACGGACGGGTATGTGGGTTCCGATTGGGGTACGGATTGGGAGGTGCCGGTACTTTGGGTCGTATGCGGCGGTAATACAGCAATTGCACCGAATGGAAAAACTATTCACATTAGGAGATAAGAACATGGCAAAGGTAATCGTATCAGTAGGGTATAGAAACTATGTGCTCGATGGTGGTGACGCAATGAAGATGCTAGACATACTAGCCAAGGCAGAACAGTACGAGGACAAGTGGCACAGCAAGAACGAGACGACAGGCGCAGAGAGTTTCACGACGTATCACATCTACCCGCAATCGCAAGGTGACTCAAGTATCGGGCTTAAGTATCTCAGTGACGACATGTACAACATGTACAAGTTAGCAGGCAAGCCAGAGTAATCACAACAATCACAAGGAGAATGACATGGGTATATCTAGCAGCGCAGTATTGGTAGAGTTAAACGTATCTGCTTGGGGGGCTAGCAAGTTAGATCGTAACGTGACCGACGCAGTCAACGCCAACAACAACGCATCGGCAGACGCAAGCAAGGTCTATAAGAATCTCGTTGCAGGTACGTCGCTAGTCAGTGACTTGTCCAAGTATGCAGCGCGCATCAGGCTGTATCACAACACGGCGACGCTACCGTGGGCTAGTAAGGGTGCACGACTATTGCCAACGTCAATGATGCTGGAGTACAAGACGCAGATCAACACGATGCGTACAACCTACGAGAGTATGTGCAATAAGTTCTACGCCGAGTATGCCAACGTGGTGCAGCAAGCGCAGAACAATCTCAAGGGTATGTACAAGTACAGCGACTACCCATCGCTCGATGATGTGATGACTAAGTACTCAGTGCATGTGGTGTTTAGTCCGCTGCCCGAGGCTGGTGACTTTCGCTTAGACGTAGCGAACGAGGACTTGCGGGAACTTGCAGAGAGCTATGAGTCTGACTTCAATAGCCGCTTAGCTAAGGCTGTGCGTGAACCGTGGGACCGGCTGTATGAGGAGTTGACAGGACTAAGCGAGAAGCTGACGGAGCGTGAAGGGGATGACGAGAAGAAGAAACGCTACCACGACAGCCTGATCGATAACCCACAGAATCTATGCGCTCTGCTTACTAAGCTGAACGTAACGAATGACCCGAAGTTAGAAGAAGCACGACGTTCACTTGAGCGTGCCTTGATAGGTGTAGACATCGATGACATCAAGGAGTACGAGCAAGTGCGTAGCGATGTGAAGACGAAGGTAGATGCAATCCTTGAGAAGTTTGATTGGTAAAGGGGGACGACATGGGATACAGAAGTGACATAGCTGCGGTGTTCTATGCAGCAGATGTAAAAGACTTTGCAGCTATCAAGCTATGGCTTGACGAGAACTTTCCGAAATCGCTGAGAGACTATGCCGGTGTTGTTCAATGGTTCAACAAGGGCATGTCGTTCGAATCAAGCGGCATCAAATGGTACGACAGCTACCCAGACGTTATCGCATTTGATAAAGCAGCCGAGGAGTTTATAGACTTATTCTGTACGGGTAGGGAAGACGTACCCATAGGAGCTTACGAGTTCGTGCGTATAGGTGAGGACTATGAGGACATGGATGTAGTGCGCGAGGGGGAACATGAGTATGTACTTGAGATTAACCGTAGCGTAAGTATAGGGGTGTGACATGGATGAGCTAGAGGTATGGAAGTTTGTAGTAGGTGCGTTGCTAGGTGTATGTCTGGCGTCGTTGTTCTTTCTTTTCGTAGTTTTCTCGGGGGTGATATGACCGCAACAGTAGCAATCAAAGAAACTTTGCCAGAGCAGATAGCAGCAATCAACAAGAAGTATCAAGCGATGCAGCGCCTAGTCTTGCAGCTAATGACACACCCAGAGTCTGACGCCGAGGCTGTGGAGATTGGGAGACAGTGCCTGATACGCACCGCCGCTGCCCTGCTTGAGATGCAGGTTAAGTTAGAGCAGAAGGGCTTTAGTGTAGAGAGGCTAGAAGGTATAACGAAGAAGCAACGCAGACTATTCTAAGGGGGATGTATGAGTTACGGACTTAGCGGTAGGGGGATTACAAAGCTACGCAACTATGAGCAAGCATTGGAGTGGTACAACAATACGCCGCCGATCAAGGGCAGCGGGGTCAACGCAGGTATCCGCCCGCTTGGGGATCGGAACAAACCAACGATGCAGCTTGTTAAGGGGGAACACGACGAAGGGGAGTTCAACGAGATCAAGTGCCGCCTGTATCGCACCGATGTGATTATATTTTATCCTAATGGGTCGATCGTCATCGATGTACGTGGGCATCATACGCTTACTACTGCGACGTTTATCTCCCATGTGTTGCACGAGCGATGCCGTAAGGAAGATAGGCGACTCATCATGGACATAGGGCACGCACAGTATTCATTAGAGAGGCCGCTTCAGTTACGCCATACGCCCGAAGGTAGGCTTGTACCCGTCAATGTTAAGAGTAGCTACGTGCATAAGATTAACCGCAAGGCAATGAACGCAGTGCGTAAAGAGGTAGCGGAGTTCAAGAAGTTCTACACGGATATGCTACTGATACGCGAGAATATATTAAGTGATGAGGAGAACAGAGAACATATCCTGAATAAGTACAATGCCTTATCGACCGTCTCATGGATTGAAAGCGTAGAGACAATGCGGGATAGGTTAGATACGTTTATGGAAATGATTAAGGGGGAGAACAAGGGGAACTGGTATTTGCCCGCTTTGTGGCTCGCCTTTTCCGGCCCGACCGAAAGATACTACACCGAGGGTGAACGCGGGGTTAAGATTAAACCTTCTACGCTACGTTTCTTTGATGAGCTACTCATGGCTGCGCACCCACATGTACTTGATAAGGTAGAAGTTCCCGCAGGAACATTATTAGTAGATCGGTATCGTGAGTTAATACCGTTTATACAACACGCAAATAATTTTAAGTTGGGCACTTGACTGTGTTAACTTCGCGTGATAACTTTGTAGGGTACGACTCTCAACTAAGGAGGTAATGATGAACGACATGTATGTATATACCCCATCGACAACTGACATCACAATTCGCTGGAAGACGTTGTACGGTTGGGTTCCCCCATCGCAAGACCCGAAGTATCAGAAGACATGGGCGGACTTCCGTCGCAGTCTCGTTGCAGGTATCGAATCATTCCCTAAATATAAAGCTAAGGTGGTGCAATCATGACTGAAAAAGAATTAAAAGCGCGTAAGTTTTTTGACGAGCCAATGAGTTTACTCCCCGATGAGTACAAGAGTTACGTAGTGCCATACAGTCCTACTACGCAGTTTATGATGTTCAAGAAACGTAGCGACAAGCTGATGCAGAACGTACGCCAACATCCTGAACCGATATCGAAGGCTAAGGTGGGCGCATGAGGGACGCGGTGTACATCGTAGGGATAGTTGTCGGCATCGTGTTGGCGTTGAATGTAGGTAAGGCAGAGGGCATAAAGATCGGTCTTGCTACTGCCGCAGCCGCATCAACAGCGCCGATTAACCTAGAGAATCAATGTGTCGCATGGTTCTTTAATGCCGACTTGAAAGCAGCTAAAAAACATATGTGTGGGAGTAAGCGATGAATGGTGAAGAACTACGGGATGTGTTTGCAATCCAAGCACTGAACGGAATGATTGCAAGTGGTAGCTGGTTGACAGGGCGTAAGTGGAAGACAGTAGAGGAGATGACTGCGGACTACTCGAAGGAAGCATATAACTTCGCTGATGCCATGTTGAAAGCACGAAATGAGACATCGTGACCCAGTATTTCAAGCGAAGGTAGATCACAGTAGGCGGCAAGCGATGCGCATCATTGCGGAGATACGTAGCGGTAAGGTCAATGAAGAAGACATCGACATGCTGCAAAACTTTGTGCAGTTCTCACTAGCCTTAATGCAAGCGGAAGGACCTAAGAAGTGGGAGCTAGCGAAGATGAATGCAGAGCTAATGAACTATATGAAGGGGGAGTAAGTATGCCGAGCAAAAAAGAAATGCTGAACATGAATGATCCTGAAAAGATTATGGATAAGGACTTAGAAAAGAAGCGCGTTAATTTGATGACTGAGTTTAATGTATCGCGTGATGAGTTTACTAAGTGGTACGTAGCAACAGTAAGCCCCGTAGTTGAGTGGACTAACCCCGTGACCGCATGGATGTTCGCAGCGTGGGTGCATGGTAGCGGTGTAGAGGAGTGGATAACCGAGGAGGAGAAAGCAAGACGGGAAGCTAGACGCGCAGCTATAGCAGCTAAGAAAGCCGAACGGGAAGCGAAGGAAGCAGCAGCGAAGGAAGTAAGAGAAGCGGCAGCACGTGCAGCGAAGGAAGCAAAGGAAGCGAAGATAGCAGCAGACGCAGCGGCGAGGGCCGCAACTACGGCAAAGAGAGCAGCGATGAAAAAAGAACGGAGGTCTGTAAATGAACAAGTTAATTCTTAGCTTACTGCTAGCGTGTGGAGTAGTTAACGCAGAGGAGTACTGGACAACACCAACACAGCAGGGCGGCGAGATCGTACTGACAAAAGCTACCTCAGAAAATTGTGGGGACTCACTACTCGTTATGTACGTAATAACAGCAGATCAGCGCGTTGCCTACGGGTGCTGGGCGTTACTTAACGGTAAGGTGCATGTGCGATACGACGACGGTGACCGCATGGCCTACGACTTAAAAAATTGGACGAAGAAAGGCACGCCATGAAAGACGCGCAAGGTCGGTGGATGGTACAGAAGCCACACGTATTGTTTGACCACATCCGAGAGATGTACAACCTGAAGACCGACGCACAGCTAGCGCACATGCTAGGTTCCAGAACGCCGCTGATTAGTAGGGTGCGTAACCGCGCTATGCGTATTACTCCTGCGCTGATACTCGCTGTGCATAAGCAGACCAAGATGCCGGTCGAGAAGATCGAGGAGATGGCACGATGACACGTGATGAAGTTATCCGCTTGGCTCAGGATGCTGGCCTTTACGATAAGGATGGACGGGACGATAACTCAATAATAATTGTTCAGTATATTGAACACTTTGCCGAGTTAGTAGCAGCAGCGGAGCGCGAACGAATTTCCAAGATGTTGACTGACGAGGGCTGGCTGATGGCCGCGAAACTAGCGGAGGTGAAGGAATGACACGAGATGACATTATCCGCTTGGCCCTTATGGGGGAGCGAAGCATGAAGCAACGGATCGAGTGGGCAGTAGACATGGAGCGCGAAGAATGTGCGAAGTTGTGTGAAGAAATTAGCGATGATGAATATTATCTTGGACGGCAATATGCGGACATGCTACGCGCAAGGGGGCGTGCGGATCACGAAGCCGAGTTTATAAAAGATTGGAACGAAGGCAAAGTGCGGCGCGTGTCTGACGGTAAACGAATGGTTCCAGAGCGCGAATGGCAGGGGCTGACGGATGATGAGATAAAAGACATACTGGATTGCGGTAGACCTAATTTAGTCAACATTAAAAAAGCAGAGCAAAAGCTAAAGGAGAAGAACACATGAAGCGCCGTAAGCAAATCGGCAAACTTATATACACGCCAAGATGGGATCAGGGTGATGTTGAGTTAGGCGAAGACTACGATGGTTTGGGTAGGGAAGAGAAACTTGAGGTGCTTGCTCATTGGATAGGTAGGTTGCTTTCTATTAGAAATGAAATGATTCCAAACCCAAAAAGTTGGCATCATTTTATGGACAAAAAGAAATGGTTTGGGTTGACGGATGAGGAGCTATCTAATTTAGAATCAGCCAAACATAAAGAAGGTGCAATGTGGGCAGCAGCTAAGTTAAAGGAGAAGAATGGATAAGTTTGAACAAGCCACAACCGACCAGCTTTACTTCCGCGACCCAGATATTGAGCCGCCGCCAAAAGGTAAGAGTATGTTGTTGTTAAATCCCGGAGGCGTATGCGTTATCGGTATTTGGTCTGATAGTTGTATTGGTTGGTGCCCAAAACCAAAGATACCTAAAGCGTTAAAGGATAAGAATTACTGTAGTACCCATAACCACAAGGAGAATAGCAATGAAGAAACTAAGTAAGTCAGCAAAGATTCGCAAGTATTTGACCGAGCACCCTACGGCTACCCCAGCCGCTGTAGCACAGAAACTAAATACAACGGTAGGGAACGTGTACGTACAGCGTTCGATGCTGAGGAAGCAAGAGAAGCCGAAGGTAGTAAGACTAACCGCATCGCAGGTAAAGCTTGGAGCCAAGATGGGGATAACCCCGCTGCAATATGCTGAAGCTTTAGTAAAGATGGATGAGGTCAAGGTGCCTAAGAAGGACATGAAGCTAGCCTACACCGCTACATCGAACACAAGCATCAAGGAAGCGCTGGACCCACGTATGCCGATATTCAAACTTGCTGACCCAATCAATCAGCCTACACACTACACACACGGCGGCATCGAGGTCATCGACTTCATCGAGGCTAAGTCCTTGGGCTATCACCTTGGTAACGTCGTGAAGTACATCAGTCGTGCGGGGCTTAAGGGTACGGACAAAGGCAGAGAGGACCTGCTGAAAGCCCAGTGGTACTTGAACCGTGCTATTGAACAGAACGAACCACTTAAAGCGACGAGGTAATTATGGCGGGCACACCTGAATCAAAAGTTAAATCCGCAGTAGTAAAGCTGCTAGTTAAGTATGGCGTCTACTACTTCTTTGTTCCTGCTAACGGCTATGGCCGTGCGGGTGTGCCCGACATTGTTTGCTGTGCGGACGGTAAGTTTCTAGCCATCGAGTGCAAGGCTGGTGCAGGTAAGACAACGGCATTACAGGACAGAGAGATCGAGAAGATTCAATCCGCTAAGGGGCACGCCATCGTAGCTAGAGAAACAAACCTAGACATGGTGGAGTTACTGATACAGGAGCTAATAAGACATGAGTGATGAAAAGGTAAGTGAAGGCGTTGCGCTGTTGCTGCGTCGTATGGAGACTAACCCCGAGGAGTTCTCCGAGTCGCCGCTTAGAGGGGGCAAATGGTCGCACATAATAAACGCGGTAGAAGCAAGAATTAACGGGCATCAAGCAGAGTCGTGGATGTCGGACTACGAGGTGCAGATACTATGGGAGACGTACTGTAGGGTGAAGCAGGATGAGTTTCACGGGGTTGTAATGCGCAAGATGCTGGTGGGGGATGAGCCGCCGATATTTGCTTCACGCCCCGGTTCTATTCGTTACCTTGACTATCCCATTGAACCGGAATACAGCATCAAAGATAAACTTAAAGCCGCGCTAGGACTGAAATGAAAATAATTGCATTGGACTTTGAGACTTACTACGACAGGGATTTTAGCTTGTCCAAGATGACCACGGAAGAGTACATCCGTGACGAGCGTTTCGAAACGATTGGTGTTGGTATCAAGGAGGAGGGGCAAGATGCTAGGTGGCACTCTGGGACGTATAAACAAACGAAGGCTTTTCTTGATTCACTGGAGCTACACAAGCATCTGGTACTGGCGCATAACGCTATTTTTGATGCCGCTATTCTTAATTGGCACTTTGATATACGTCCTGCTGGGTGGCTTGATACGCTTAGTATGGCACGTGCCTTACACACTATTGAAGTGGGAGGCAGCTTGGCTGCACTCGCTACGTACTACAACATCGGAGAAAAAGGAAGCGAAGTGGTAGCTGCGTTGGGTAAGAAGCGCACTGACTTCACCGCCGCCGACTTAGCCCAGTACGGTGAGTACTGCAAGAACGACGCGGACTTAACGCTTAAGCTGTTCCACATATTCTCGCAGGACTTCGACAAGTCCGAGTTGAAGCTGATCGACTTGACCATACGGATGTTCAGCGAGCCGGTACTAGAGTTGAACAAACTTGTGCTGGAAGTACACCTGAAGGCGGTCAAGGAGACTAAGGAGCATCTAATGAACAAGATGCTGATTGAGAAGGACGACCTGATGAGCAACCCCCGCCTAGCCGGAGTGCTGGAGAGTCTGGGTGTGGTGCCCCCGCGCAAGATCAGTCTTACTACAGGTAAGGAGACGTACGCCTTTGCCAAGAACGACGAGGAGTTTAAGGCTTTGCTCGAACACCCAGATGGCATTGTCCAAGCTATTGTGGCTGCGCGGTTAGGTGTTAAGTCTACGCTGGACGAAACCCGTACCGCCCGCTTCATTGGGATCGCCGCCCGAGGGACAATGCCAGTTCCCCTACGCTATTACGCTGCTCACACCGGACGGTGGGGTGGTGACGACAAGGTAAACCTTCAAAACCTTCCTCGGGGTAGCGCCATCAAGGCAGCTATCCTTGCCCCCGATGGGCAGATGATGATCGACTCAGACTCATCGCAGATCGAAGCGCGGACGCTGGCGTGGCTGGCTGAGCAGGAAGACTTGGTGACTGCGTTTGAGAACGGCGAGGATGTGTACAAGAAGATGGCCTCGGCGATCTACGGTAAGGCAGAGGAAGACATTACTAAAGATGAACGGTTCGTTGGTAAAACAACAATCCTCGGGGCGGGCTATGGCATGGGTGCGGCTAAGTTCCAAGCCCAGCTTAAGACGTTCAAGGTGGAGATGCCTCTGGAGGAGACACAGCGCATTATTACCGTGTACCGAGACAAGTATCCACAGATCACGAAGCTTTGGCGTCAGGCTGGGGACGCGTTGAAGGCCATGATGCAAGGCCAGACTGCCCCGCTAGGTAGGGACGGCGTGCTGCACGTCGAGGGTAAGAAGGGTATCCGGTTGCCGAACGGGATGTATATACGCTATCCGAACCTGCGCATGGTAACAAATGATGACGGAAAAGCCGAGATGGTGTACGATACAAAGAGGGGCAAAACAACTGTACCCAATAGGATATACGGCGGGAAGGTTGTGGAGAACGTGTGCCAAGCCCTTGCACGGATCATCATAGGCAAGCAGATGTTGCAGATTGCTAGGAAGTACAAGGTTGTTATGACGGTACACGATGCGGTTGCTTGCGTAGTACCAGAAGCAGATGTGCATATCGCGCAGGAGTACGTCGAGATGTGTATGCGTACCCGCCCCGATTGGGGCATGGAGTTACCACTTAATTGTGAATCAGGACATGGAAGAAGTTATGGCGAGTGTTAATTTGGCGTGGTCTTACAGCAGCATCAAAACCTTCGATCAATGCCCGAAGAAGTACTACCATTTAAAAATCGCAAAGGATGTGAAAGATGGAGATACTACCGCAACGGTTTACGGCAAGGAGCTACACACGGCGGCTGAAAACTACATTAGAGACGGCACGCCCATCCCGCCAAAGTTTAGTTTTATCGCGCCCACACTTGAAGCTCTCAACCGTATTGATGGCGAAAAGTATTGTGAACTCAAACTGGGAGTGGCGAAACGCGAAGGGAAGTACAGTCCGTGCGATTTCTTTGCGAAAGACGTATGGTGGCGAGGTATTGCCGACTTGGTCATTGTTAACGGAGATACAGCATATCTGGTGGATTACAAAACAAGCAAAAATGCTAAGTACGCAGACACCAAGCAGCTAGACTTATTAGCAGGGGCGTTATTCCTAAAGTTCCCCGAGGTGGTGTATATCAAATCGGCGCTGATCTTTGTGGTTAGCAATGAGATGATAAAGAAAGAACACGAAGTACTATTTAAGATGGCATACATGAGTACGATGCACCCCGAGTTAACGCGACTCGAAGCAGCAATGAAAAACAATGTATGGAACCCAGTGTCAGGACCTCTGTGCAAGTTCTGCCCTGTTACCGAATGTGCACATAATAGGAGAGGCTAATGCCCTACGTAAACAAACCAAGGCCGTACAAGAAAGAGTACGAGCAACAGCAAGAACGCGGTGAACTGCCAACACGTATGGATAGGCAGCGTGCCCGTAACGAGATGGACAAGAAAGGTATTGACCGCAAGGGCAAGGACATCGACCACGTCGTGCCTCTTAGCAAGGGTGGTACCAATGCACCTAGTAACCTGAAACTAAAGAAGCCTAGCGAGAACCGTTCGTTCAGTCGCAACGCAGACCACACGGTGAAGAAGAACAAGCCAAAGGCTAAGTAATGCAAATCGTAGACAATAAGATTCTAGTGGTTCGCACACGACGGCCACATCTTGTTACCGACAAGATTAAGAAGAGCAAGGTTGTGAAGGAGTTAGGTGATGGACTGCATGACGTTGCGGTGTTCTGGGGGCTAGACGAGGCACAAGAGTTAGCTAAGCTACGCATCAAGAACGTACCGTCTACGATCACGCGGGACTATGACTGGCCGGGGCTGTTCAAGCCGTTCGCACATCAGCGAGACACGGCGTCGTTTCTGACGTTGCGGAAGCGTGCGTTCTGTTTCAACGAGCAAGGCACAGGTAAGACAGCAGCAGTTATCTGGGCAGCAGACTACCTCATGAAGCTAGGTCTTATTCGTCGTGTGCTTATCATCTGCCCACTGTCGATCATGAAGTCCGCGTGGCAGAACGACCTGTTCCGTTTTGCAGTACACCGTAGCTGCGACATTGCTTATGGTAAGCGTGAAGTACGCAAGGCAATCATAGAGGGCGACGCTGAGTTCGTTATCATTAACTTTGACGGGCTTGGCATCGTACGTGATGCGATAAAAGAAAACGGTGAGTTCGACTTGATCGTTGCCGACGAAGCGTCAGCGTATAAGAATATGCAAACTGATCGGTGGAAAGCATTGCGTGATGTGATGACCCCACAGACTTGGTTGTGGATGCTGACAGGCACACCCGCTGCGCAGTCCCCCGTTGATGCGTACGGCTTAGCTAAACTGATTAACCCTGACGGCATACCAAAGTTCTTTGGACAGTTCCGCGACAAGGTAATGGAGAAGGTTGGGCAGTTCCGCTGGGTACCTAGAATCAACGCTGAGACTACGGTGCATAACGCACTACAGCCAGCGATACGCTTTGAGAAGGCGCAGTGCCTTGACCTGCCAGCAGTGACGCACATCGAACGTGAAGTGCCGTTGACCCCGCAGCAGGTTAAGTACTACAACATCTTAAAGCAGATGATGATTATGCAAGCAGGTGGCGAGGAGGTTACGTCTGTTAACGCAGCCGTTAAGCTTAACAAGCTATTGCAAATCTCTGGCGGCGCTGTGTATTCAGACTCTAAAGAAGTTGTGGAGTTCGATGTCAGCAATCGCTTGAACGTAGTGCAAGAAGTTATCGAGGAGTCGAGCCACAAGGTGCTGGTGTTCGTGCCGTTTACGCACACTATCTCGCTGCTACAGAAACACTTGGAGAAGGCAGGTATCAAGACTGACGTTATCAGCGGGCAGGTTCCAGTTAACCGGCGCAACGATATTATCCAACGCTTTCAAAGTCAGCTTGACCCGAAGGTACTTATCATTCAACCACAAGCAGCATCGCATGGACTTACGCTTACCGCAGCAGACACAATCATATGGTACGCACCTGTGACTAGTGTTGAGACTTACCTGCAAGCTAATGCACGTATCGACAGGCCGGGGCAGAAGAACGTCATGACCATCGTACACATCAGCGGTAGTGAAGTAGAACGTAGGCTGTACAAGATGCTGCGCGGCAATATTGCTAACCACAATCGCATCATTGAATTATACAAACAAGAAATCTCAACAAAGTAGTTGACATTGTCAAGAGACGGGGTATACTGGGTACTTAGGAGAAGTTAATTAAAGGAGAGAATAATGGTAAAACTCACAGAGCTAAGTTTCGAACATACACTAGCTTGCCCTCGATGCGGCGATAACTATTTGCATCATGGACCTGTTACTGTGTACGACCGCCACGAAGATGCAGAAGAAGTACGCACTACATTAGTAGCTGGGGAAAACATCTCATCGCAGATGAAACCTAATGCAGCGTCTGGTAACCCTAGTAGCCGTCGTGACGGTATTGTGATTGAATTCTTTTGCGAATACTGCGGGGACTTAGACCCTGAGCGTAAGTCAGCTACACCGCCAATGGCACTAGAGATTGCGCAACATAAAGGCAATACATATCTG